TAATCATTCCTGATACTCCAGGTGTAAATAACTCTGGCCCACGTTCTCCTACAATAAAAGCACCACCTCGTCTAACAGGGCCACCATCTGCTCTTCGGCCTAAATTTCTTGAGCCAGCCATTCTTGCTCCTTGACTAGCCATTTGATTACCTGCATTTACTAAATTACCAAAATTAAACATATTACTAAATAAACCTAAAAATCCTTCTTGTAATTTTGTAGCAGCCATTCTTGCAGCAGAATCTAAGAAATGATCTGCAATACGATTTAACATACTTCTAAATGCTTCTCCAACTGTCATTGTTCCTTTAATTATTCCTTTAAATGATTCCTCAAATCCATCTTTTATTGCAACACTTAAATCTAAGATTTGACGCATAGGGTTTAACATTTCTCTAAGTTGATCTGTAGGGGCATTAAATTCAGCAAGAAATTGCATTTGTTCATTTATCTTTATTTGATTTTCTAAAAACTTAATTTGTTTTTCATTAGATTTATCAAATTCTTCATTTAATCTCCTTAGTTGTGCAACAGGACTTTCTTCCTCTTTATTTACAAACATTCCTAAAGCACCTGCTCTGGACATCTTTACTTGTTTTTTTATTAATTCTTCACGCTTTCTATCTTCAATAAATGATTTTCGTTTTTTATCTAATATTGCTTGTTGTAGTTTTACTTGAGTTTTTAATGGCCCTTCTGTAGCTAATGATTGTAAAAGTTCCTGTCTTTTCTCTTCACTTATCTCTTCTTGTAACTGTTGAATTTTTCCTAAAACAGATGAGGTGTCTCTTAAACCTGCTAAAGCATTAAAAATATCTTTTGAACCAAAAGCCTTTAAAATAGACAATCCTTGTTTTTCTCCAAAAGTTTTTACTGTCGCTGCTAATTGCACTGCTTCATCATTAGTCACATCAAAATCTTTAGCTAATTTTTTAATGTTTCTTCTTGAAAATTCTGATTGTATTCCCATGCCAGCTATTTCTTCATTTAGCTTTTTCACTGCCTTTCTAAATTGAATTGCTTTTTCTATTTGTGCAGCTATGGCAGTAGCAGCGATAGAAGCAGCAAATCCACCTCCAGGAGCTAATGCACCTCCAGCACCACCAGCAACAGCACCAAAAAGTGAGCTAATTCCACCAGCACCAAACAAAGCAGGAAAACCACCACCAATAAGAGCACTACCTATACCACCTTTAATTCTTGCTTTTTTACCTCCAGGAAAAGCAAATAAACCTCCTCCACCTTGTCCTCTTTTACCAAAACCAAACTTTTCAGCACGAGTTAACGGTGTAGCTGGTCCTATCTGCCCACCTGCAACACCAAATTCCATATTATTAAAAGCTGCTCTAGCAGCCTGTTGTGACATTAAAGATGCTGTCTTTGTATTTTGTTTTAAATTCTTCTTGGCTGTCCCATCTAATTTTTTTGCAATTTCATTAAAAGCTAAAAAACCTCCCTGAGAATTATTTAATGCTTGTGCTGGTCCGATCCTACCTCCAGACTGTCCAAAATCACCAACTACAGCAGGTCTTCCTGGGTTAACATTTGTAAATCTTAAAGATCTTATTTGACGTATGTTTTCTTTTATTTGTTGTTTTCTTTGCTGACGTAAATTAAAAGTAGGATCATTTACTTCCATTCTTATTTTGTTTAAAAGTTTTTCTTTAATACTTAATTGATTATTGTGTTCTTTTTCTACATTTACTAATGCTCTTGCTGCTCTATTAAAACTTGATGTTCCAACTGCTGCTCTATCTAGTAATTTTCTGGCTCTGGCAAGTTGTTTATTAAAACTATTTATAGATACTGGTAAAACTTTATTTTGTTCTCTTGCCTGTTTATTAAATTCAGTAATTTCCTTTGTAGCTCCCCTAAGTTCTTTCCGTAAAGCAATTAACTTATTAGAATTTTTTAATGCAATAGCAATATCAACATTATATGCAGCCACTTTTATTAAAAATCTAAATTATTCTTATTCTACCTTTTAAATCCTTTTAAAGCACGAC